CAAGCTTCCTGACCGTTGTCGTACGCGATTGCAGAACCTTCGTTCTTAACCGGTGCGGCAGAAAAGCCAGACAGTTTGGTTTCTTCTTCGAAGGAACGCTCGGAGGTCTCAGTTTCATAGATCTCTTTGTGTTCTTCGCCGTAGCGAGCGTACTCCAGACCAAACAGAGCGTTCAAGCCCGGGAGTAGTTCTTTAAGTAGTTGTGCGCGTGAAATAGCCATGATTTAGCTTCCTTATACGTTGAACTGGCCGTTCGGGTTCAGATACGAATGACCACCGTTGTACGCCACGACGTTAGGAGTGCCTTCGGTCAAGGTGATATACGGTACATTCCACTTAACAATAACTTCGCTGTAGTTACCAGACGAGTTAGTTGTCTCAGAAATGAGGCCAACGACACGCAGTGGCAGCGTAAAGACGGTGCTGTCTGCTGCGTTATACGCGCCAATATTCGAGTTACCTGAAATATTAGTGTTAGTAGTGGGCTGGGAAATACCCATGTTGCTGCCCAAAATGGTGCTTGCAATCGGGGTAATAGTGCTCGAAGTAGCGCCACCAGTCACAGCAACCTTAAACAGTTGGTCAGGATCATCAGCCACATAAGCTTCAATATCCGAAGCAACTACACCACCCGTTGGGTACGACTGAGCAAACAGCTTCTGACCAGTCGAAGGGTTGGTATAAGTAACGCCAAGGAACACACCCACAACACCATTTGCGGAAACAGTAGCCGTACCTGCTTCTTTAACAATAGTGCCATCAGTAGTGTTAAATTTGACAACATCACCGTAGAAAATAGCGGTGCTGTAGCCGCTTGCAATCGGGAGTTGCCGGGTTGCACCAGCAAACACCTGACCGCCGATCAAATTGATCGGAATTAGCCCGTAAGGGGCATTTACCGTCGGATAAGCCATGATTAAACTCCAAAAAAGTTATTAGCCTTTGCCAAATGTCGTTGTGGACTTCCGTTCATTAAACAGAGGCATACGTGGATCATTTTGGCGCATCAAACTATTGTCTACGGACTCCATCTGGCCTTCGGCTTGACGTTGGTAATAAGTATTACGTTGGTCAACGAGTTCCTGCGGGGTCTTACAGAGCAACAGCCCACCGACTTCGATATTGTCCTTAAAGCGACTATTCGGGTCGATTAGCAGTTGAAATTTTGGTTGTTCTTCAATCTTTACTGGCTCCCAACCCTCCCGCAATTTAGCGGAAATGTTACGGGGATCAGCACTTTGCAAAGTTGAAACACGAATCCATCTGTACGCGAAACCGGGCTGCTTATCTGGTTCAGGGAGAAGCTCAGGGGGTGTCCACTGCTTGGGACGTTCCTGCACGGTACGAGTTTCAAGTTCACGACTAAGTTTGTTTTCAGCCATTGTTGGCCTCCATTTTCATAATTTCACGGGCGTACTGCTCAGGAGTAATCCCGAGCCTCTTGATAGTGTCTAACTGCGATTTTTTCAGCACGATTTTTTTGGAACCTGTGCTGCGGGTCGCAGAAGCAACAACCGTGGACGGCCTGTCTGTGCGCGAGGCGGATTTATCCGACTGCGTGGAACTTGGAAAATAGTCCGGGAAGCGTTGACGCATCGTGCTATCAACCTTCTGCCAGTACTCGTCGGTGGACGGATAGCTGGAACCGTACTGTTTGACTAGCTTTTGATGTAGGCCAAGTGCAAGGCTAGTCATTTCCTCGTCCTTACCGAACCATGTATTGCGCTCTTGCCACGCAGCAGCCCTTGGGTCAGGAGGAGGTACTTGGACTTCTAATTGGGGTTGTACAACATTTCCTTCATGTTGTAAAGAGGGCACGTATTCCCGGGCTTTTTGTATCTTATAGTTGGCATTGGCAATTTTCTCCTGCGCCTCAATAAGTTTATCGGTGTCCCCCGCATCATAGGCTTCTTTGTAACTGCGTTTGGCGGCATCTAATTCCATCCCCGCAGCAGTTTGATATGTCTCAAGATAGTTCATTTCCCCCTGAGACAGCCTGTTTTTTAAGGCTCTGTTCTCTTCTAGTACTCTTTTGGCAAGATCTTCCGCAGCCTGACGCTCACGGTGGGCTTGGTCTTTATCCCGGCGCTCGTCATGCCACACCTTTTTCATCTGCTTCAGGCGGGTTTTGACCTTATCGGAATAGTCCTCAAGCTCGTCTTGTTCAAGTTCTTGTACAAGATCTTTGGGCATAGGCTCCCGGCCACGGTCTTGTTCCGGGGTATCGTCTTCAATTTCAAAGTCAATACTATCTTCTTGTTTGGCTTCTACTTTGCCGCCCTTTTTGGCTTCTATTTCGTCCGGAAATTCAAATTCGTTTTGTTCCATATCTTCTCCTTATGCGCGGCGGATGCCACGGGGGTCTTCAACAACAGCTTCCACTGTGTCGTCGTTAATCATGCGAAACTCTTGTCCATGAATCTTTAACCGAGTACCACTATTCGGACGCGCAAGAATAAAATCGCCTTCTTTACACCACGGCCCTGATGGGAACCGTTTTTCGTCCTTGTAGCAATCTGGACCAAGAGCCACAACAAAAAATACCGTTGCCAGTACTTCTTCGAATTGCCGAGTTTGGTCTGCTTTAATCAGACCGCTTTCATATTTATCCTCAACTTCTGGAATAGTTACAAGAATGTGATACCCCGTTGGTTGTGGTAATTGTTTGGCTTTTTCTTCTGCTTCTTGTGGCACTACACCGCTTTCTGTGGCGATTAGTATTTCACTCATCGTTATTGCGCTCCATTTGGTCTGCAAGGTCTAATATGAAACCCTCTGCGATGGATAGACCCCGAATCTCCCCGCACATTGCGCGATACTCTGCGTAATCCTTTGCAATACCTTCACTAACCGCTTTGGCTAGAAAGGCTTGTTTTTCATTAATACGTTCTTTAATAATTCCCAGTGCTCTGTCCACTGATTACTCCTTCTTTGTAGGAAATTGCTTTGCCCTTAGTTGTTGCTGTAGTTGCGCATGAGATTTGGCAACATCAATACCCATACGAGTACCTGCCTCTTCCTGACGCGCTTCTAACTCTGCTCTGTCTTTAGCGGACTTCGCCCCAACTTGCATACCCGCAATCTCTTTCTGTGCTTCTATACGTTCTTTCTCAAGCTCAAGACGATCTGCTTTGTCAGCGGCTTCAACTTGAAGCTTAACTTTCTTGAGGTCCACTTCTTCTTTCTTGAGCGCCAACTCTTGCATTTGCATCTGGACAATGGGGTCTTGTGCAGCTTGTTGTGCTTGCTTTTGCTGCGCTTCTGCCGTGTCTTTCTGCAACAGCTTGCTTGCGGCCATTGCCATCATGCGGCTAACTTCCACTTCCATCTCTTCAGGAATAGTTTCGCCATCCTCGTAATTTGGAATACCTAAAGGAATACCCAGTTGTTGTTCTATCTCTTTGCGATATTGGAATGCAATATGCTCGGTGATATGTGCCATGGCAGCGGCCATGATGGTAGAGGCTTGTGGATTTTGCCCAACCATTTCAGCAATCTTGGGGTCTTTCATCGCTGAAATATGCACAGCAATATGGGCTTCATGATCTTGATACATAAAAGCTTTGACCGGCTTCATGTTCAGAATAGACATGTTTTCCGTTACAGGATCTTTTGGCTTTTGATCTTCTGTTGTAGGGATAAGTTTGCCAATATTTTTGATTCCCAAGACCTCCAACATCTGGCGATTCAACTCCACCATGTCGTAAATCTGTGGGGCTTGCTGCGCCATCTGCATAACTGCTTGGTACTGCACTACCTTTTGCGACATAGTTGCCGCATTAGGATCGCTCACCGGGATCACATCTATATCGTCGTAGTCTTGACGGCGCGCACGGCGTGGGCCTTCTTGTGGCTCATAGCTATATTCCGCAGGAGCGTAGGCCGCTATGATGTGTTTTAGAAGCTTGAACTCATGCTTCATAGCGAAGTGAATGCGCGCCTGAACAGCCGACATCACTTTTAACTGCCGCTCTAAGAGCGCCAACGTTGTGCCCACAGGGGCTTGTGCCGACATATCGGACACGTTCAAATCCGAAGCAGAAGCAAAACGCCGACCTTCATCGACAATCTGGTCCATCAACTGCTTCAACACTTGGCTTGGTTCTTTGTATGGCAACGGCAGGATGTTGTCACGTATGGTGCCAGACGCCACATCCACGTCACGGAATTCACCCGGAGCAATCGGCGTATCGTCACCCTTGGTACGCATACCTTTAGACTTCAGACCACCCGGCAAGTTACTAAGAGTGCCCGCATCAACCAATTGGCGCAGTATGGAAGTACCGCTCTTGGCGTACGCCCCGATCAAATGGATTAGACCAAAGCAATAAAAGCCAAAGCCGGGAATATAGCCGTAGTGAACAAAGTGACTACGCTTTTGCTTGGTATCATCATCCGGTTCATAGTTACGGCGAATAGCCAACACTTTGCCACTGCTTTTTTCCAACGTCACAATGTAAGGCAGCGCAATCCCTGTCTCTTTACCTTTTTCGTCTTTATCCTCATACCCTTCAAGATCAAGGTCTACTTGCATCTCCAAGAGCTTGTAGCGGTCATCAGTTGTGGCGCGAAAGCCCATCTTTTCGGCAATCTTCTTCTCCACATCATCCAATGTGTTGACCGGGTCACCCAAATCTACATCCCGATAGAAGCCCGCTACTTGCAACCGCCTTAACTCGTTCTCAGTCTTGCGCATGACGTGCGTTACACGTTCTGCTGTCTGCAAATTACTTGCGCCATAAGGCACGACAACATCTTCCGCAGGAACAAAAACAGCCACTTGCCTGTCCAGTGCCGGGTCGAAGTACACCTTTTTAAACGCATTGCCAGACAGCCCCAAGCCCCACAACATACGCTCGTGCTCACTGCGGTATTCCGTCATTACCTCAGTAAGCTGGTAGTTCATGTCGTTTTGGACTCGTTCAGCCGCTTCTTTCTTTTCTGAAGTTTCTTTGCCAATGATTTGCGTTTTAACCGGACCAGCAGCCGGGAAAGTCGCCATGATGGTTTCGGACTGGAATTTAACCAATGCTTCAGATAACAACGGATGGTATACGCCACAAGCCCCCTCCCATGGTTCGCTACGCTCCTCAATCTTCATACCCAACAACTCAAGACCGTCTACATAGGTTTGCATCCAATCTTTGCGGCTGCTTACATCGTCGTCAAAGTCAGAGAGAAGGTCCGCTGCTAGACTCTCCAGTACATCTTCACTGATTTCCTCAGCAAGATTAGTATTGAATTCGTCCTCATCTTCTCGCGCCTCAATGTCAATCTCAAGCCCATCCACGCCAATATGTACCGCTTCTGGGTCTTCGATCTCAATCTCAATATCTGGCTCGTTGTCTGCCACCATAGCGCCTAAACCCATTGGGGCGCGGTTTAATGCTTTATCAATTGCCATAGTTTTTCCTTAGTAATACGCTCTTTTACGTCTAAACTCTCTAATCTCATCTGGCTCGTCCAAGTCCGTGCGGATGTAACCACCTTTTCTGAACCGCATCAACGCCATAGAAACAGAGTCAACATAGTCATCATTATCCCCACCGGGGAACGACGCCACCTCGTCCACCACCTCTTCTGCCCACCGTGTCTCCGGCACCCACACCCGCCCTGACGCAAATAAGTCAGACACCGCGTTTAAACGACTGATCTTGTCGTTACCCTTGCTTGGCGTGAACTCCTGTACCGGGATGCCCATAGACCGCATCTCATATATAAGAGGCGCACCTGATGCTTTCTTCTCGATGATGATGGAGTCCGGCTCCCACTCCCGGGACTCCTCAATTGCCTTCCTTTTTAACTCGGGAAACTCCATGCGTTTGCGAAAAGCGTTCAATAAGATGATATTGGCTTGCATAACCCCTGCCTTATCCTCCTGATAGAAGACCCCCCAAGTAGTACACGCACTGTAATCGGCGCGGTTGTGCTTCTCGAACGCCGTATCCCACGACTGGAGTACAAATTCACACGATGGCGGGTCGTCTTTCTCCCAAAGTTGCCACCATTCCCGCTTAACTATCGCAGCAGTGTCAGAAGTGGGGTTTTGCTGGTACTGCGCCATCCATTTCTGATTCGGCAGTTCGGCACGGAGGGCTTCCAACTCTTTAATTGACCAAAACTCAGGCCACAACGGGTTGCCACTGGGCAAAATGGCAGGAAACTCAATAACTTCCCACTCTTCACCGTTGCGTTGTGCCGCAGCTTTCAATACCTGACCCGTCAGATCTTTTTTAGACCACCGAGTCATAACTATGACGATACTTCCACCCGGCTGAAGACGCTGACGAGGTCCCGAGGTGTACCACTCGTAGGTTTTGTCGTAGATTTCCGGGTTTGTTTCGGCTAATGCAGCCTCTTGTTCACTGTGTGGGTCATCAATGATGAGAATATCGGCACCCTTACCGGTCACCGCACCGCCCACACCAATAGCGAAGTAGTCACCACCCTTGGATGTGTTCCATCGACCCGCCGCTTTGGAGTCAGATTGCAGTTCAACGTTGGGAAAAATGTCTTTATAGATGTCTTGGTCTACCAAGTTACGTACTTTTCGGCCAAAACCGACAGCAAGCTCTGCTGTATGAGACGTTTGAATTACCTTTTTGTGAGGAAAATTGCCCAAAAACCATGCTGGCAGCAGGTATGAGGCGAATTCTGACTTCGTGTGCCGTGGTGGCATGTTGATAATGAGTCGTTTGCAGGTTCCATTAGCCACTCTCTCAAACGCCCGAGCCATCTTGGCATGGTGTGCTCCGTTAATAAAGTTAGGCCACACCTGATTGACGAACTCCATAAAATGCGCACGAGCACGTTCTGCCCCTTTACGGGACTCAAGCTCTTCCAACAGTTCCTGAGCGCGGCGCTGAACTTCTTCAGGCAGATTCGCTAGTAGTGTCGGATTCGTCTTCAGTAGCTGAAGTATCTGTGGTGTCATCAATAGGTGGCTCAGGGCCAAGTTCTGCGTCCAAATCGATAATCGAAGGTGGCTCATTTTCTACCACTTCCGCGTCACCCATATACTTCTCCAAGAGCGTCGCCAACTCGCCTTCTAAATCCTCGGTTGGCTTTTGTCTTATTGTAATTTCCATCTGTTCTGAGAACAAGTTTACGCCTCTACGTTTACCCAGCAACTCCAACGCCTTTAGACGCACACGTGCATCTTCATCGACTGTCTCTTCCAGCAATCGGTTTGTTACGTAATTAGCAATGCGGCGGTTGGCTCCCAGAAACTCATGGTCATACTCCGTGAGCAGGGATTCCAACTTCAATATAGTACCGGGGGTGGTC